CAAGCCCAGTCACCCTTTCCAGGGAATTCAGTTTAGGTTTCATATGAGAGTGTATTTATAATAGAACACTAACAAAACTAGATGGTTTCTATGGAGTACCAACAACCTGATATAATTGTTTTGACAGCTCACCAGTGAGCTCTCCTTAACATAGTAGAAGTAGAGGACCTACTTACTACTATATTATAGGGTTCAAATATGAGCTGTCTAACACTGAATTGTATTAAGCAAGTCTATCACTTGCTAATGCTTTGAACTCTTCATATGTCATATTAGGAGTACGTGCATTCATATCAGCTGTACCAAATGAGTTTCTACAAGCCATTTCATAATACCAGTTACTTTCAGTATTATGATAAAAGAAAGTATATATCTCTGTAACCTTGTCGTAATTAGAACCAAGTAAGATAGTCATAAAAATAGTTTAAAGGGTGAAGAATAAACAAGTTATAGCTATCTTATCCGTCTGACTAGGTCAGTTATTAGGAGTAGAAATAACTATGAAAGAAGTGTGAACAGTGGTTCTACCACTCTTACATACACACGTAAGTGTTTGTAAATCAACGTTTTATTTGACACGGATAACGTAGAACCGTGGACGAGAGTTACGCTTGGCGTATTTCTGCAGCCACTGTAGCAGCTTCTATCATAGAAGATACTATAGTGATTGTTCCGTCTAAGAGAACGAGTGCAATCATGTTGTTAGTGTGTGGGTTTGTTATTGGTGAAAAGATATAAACTGATAATAGATTGAAAACTAAACTGATATAAACTGATAAACTAAAAAGAAGTAAAAAAAGGTATACGAGGTTATTCCCCGTATACCTTGCACGTTATCTAACGTGTAGCCATTTCAGCATAAGCTTCACAACTTCGCCTGAAGTAGTGTCGACTGTCTCGTATGGACGCTCTTCTATACGGAAGTTGTCCAACTCAAGTTCGTCTACTGTACCTACCTTAGTAGGTTTGGTTAACGCTATGAAGTAGGTTAGTTGACCACTCACTTTAGTTTGACCGAGCACGGGTACTTCCTTACCTTCTGTTTTAAGAGTGTGGATGTAGTTACCGTTCTTAGAAGCTTGTGTAGAACATTTGCTGACTGTTACTTTAATCTTTCCCATTTTTAATGATTTTAAGAGTTTATAAAAAAAAAGAACTGCTGTTGCAAGTACCGGGGTACCCGCAACGCCACAACTGAGTCGGGGTCAACAAATGAATACCCCACTAGATTCTCTAACATCCTAAATCTGTATAGGAAAGCCTAGGGGGGATCATATTAGGTTATTAACAAAGGGGGGTAAGTTCTTATTGTATTAAAATAAATATAATATTAAATTTGCTAAGTTTAAACTTATTAAGTATATTATACTGTAGACTAAACACAACTTTTATGATACATACATGTAATATTCATTGTCACACTATAGATATAGCTAAAGCTGAACTAATGGGATTAGATGATGAGGGTAGATGGATGCCATTTGCATTCCATATAGATATAGTGATAGCTTGTAAGCTCACCTCTGATGAGGAAGATTCTTTGGTTAATGGCTGCACCACTATTTTTACTGAGCCAGGTGATACGTATATTATTGATACGCCATATAATCAATTCATGCCATTATTTAAAGACTATCATAGTGGTAGTGATAATGAGGCAATGCAATCAAAAGATGATATAGAATTATAAAACAATTAAACAAACCAAATCATGTCAGAAGAAACAAATGTAAATGAAGAAATGAAAGCTCCCACTAAAGATCAAGTGATGGAGTTTTTAAAAGAACAGATTGATGTAAAGAAGCTGCAACTTGAGCTTCAGCAGTTAAACACTGGACTAGCTACAAACAGAGCAGAAGAATTAAAAGCATTAAGCTTTATTGCTCAGTTAACTAATCCAAGACAAGAGGGAGTTCCATACCAAGGAGCACCAGACGGTACGCCTCATAAGATTACACAAGAAGATCTTGATAATAATCCTGAGCTTGTAGAAGCAGGTGTAGAGGTGGGCGATGATGTTATTATTCCTAACCAAGAAGAGACACCTAGTAAAAAGTTAAAAAAGAAATAGAATGACTTCCGCCTATCCCATTCTTTATAAGTTAAAAGATTATAAAGAATGTCTATCCTTTGAACGTGAGCATCCTAAAGAATTACGTTGGGACGATAAGTATAAAATATTTATGCTTACACAAAAGGAAAGCTGTCAAGGGATATGGATGAAGGATGGTAAGAGTGGTTTAATAGCTGAGGCTATTGTAACATGGCAGAGTGATAATATATTACACATTGATAGCTTTACAGTTATTCCTTCTTATAGAGGAAAGGGCATAGGCTACCAACTTATACAAGCTGTAATAGATTGGGCTCAAGAAATGGACTACACACATTTAACAGGAGAAGCTAGAATAGGAGCATCGTGGCACATTTTTGAAAACATGAGTGCTGCCCCGGTGCTTCTATATAAAAACTGGAATGACACTGGTGAAGATTACATGAGTTTTAAAATAGAATTATAATGGCAATAGTAAACCAAGTAGATAAGCGAGTGAAGATGAGTGGCTGGCAAATAGTTAAATATCAAATTTTAACTCACTGTTACTTATACAACATTCAAGTGAGTGAGTCTGATTTAGACTGTCTTACTTTCCTTGCAATAGAAGGAGATCAAGAACTTACAAGTTTTTGTAATAAAGCTCATGATAAGCAAATATTTTCTAGTACACAGTCGGTACGCAATTGTTTAACTAAATCTGAAAAGAAAGGCTTAATTAAAAAGGAAGGAAAGAATAAGAAAAAGATATTTATTAATCCAGAACTAAAAGTGCATTCTACAGGTAATATTTTGTTAGACTTTAAATTCTTAAGCATTGCATCCTCGGAAAGCTAAAGATCTTGTTTCACAAGTGGCTAAACAAACCAATCTATCTGAAGAAACTATAAGTAATATTATAGGTTTTTATTGGAGGGAGGTGAGAAAGAATCTATCTTCATTAAAGCATTCTAGAGTGCATATTACAAATCTTGGTGACTTTATAACTAAGCATTGGAAGATTGATAGTAAGATAGAAATGCTTGAAAAGTTTGAAGATAATAATAGACAAAAAGGGTTACAACAAATGACTGCTAGATTTAAAACAGCAGAAACTTTATTTGATCTTAAAACTTTAAAGGGTATAATTACAGAAGAAAAACAAAGATCTGAATTTATTAAAATGCATAAATCACATGAGTCTAAAAGAAAACATAATAAAAATATGGAAGAGTAAAGGACAGATTATAGAGGGAATAACTAACTCCATATTTAAAAAAGAAGACGTAGAAGAGATTGCTAAATACAGAATGGATATATGTTTCTTCTGTGATCTTTTTACAGAGAGTAATGATGGATGCATGGTGCCTGGCACAACTCCTTGTTGTAATAAAGAATTAGGAGGATGTGGTTGTTCACTTGGTTTGAAGACAAGAAGTTTAAGTTCAGAATGTCCAAAGGGGCATTGGAAAGCAGAGTTGACACAAGAGGAAGAAGATAAACTAAACCAAAAATTAGGACTATGATAGTTTTTACCCCACAAAACCACAAGTATAGAAGTATAGATGCAACAGATGTTACAAATTGGGTTTCTGTAACAAGCTTCATATCAAACTTTAAGAAACCATTTGAATCAGATATTATTGCTGCTAAGTCAGCTAAGTCTAAGAAATCAAAATGGTATGGCATGACGCCTGAGGAAATAAAAGAAGCATGGGCAGCTGAAGCTAAACGTGCAACAGACCTTGGTACATGGTATCATAATTGTAGAGAAAAAGATTTGTGTGAACTAACCACAATGGAACGTCATGGGGAAGTGGTGCCTGTATTTAAACCCATCGAAACAGATGGAATTAAACAAGCTCCAGTACAAAAGCTTACGAATGGTGTTTATCCAGAACATATGGTATATTTAAAATCTGCTGGTTTATGCGGTCAGTCAGATCTTGTAGAAGTGATCAATGGTGAGGTGCATATTACAGACTACAAGACTAATAAAGAAATTAAAACAGAAGGATATACTAGCTGGGATGGTAAGGTGGATAGAATGGCTAGTCCTTTAACTCACTTAGATGATTGTAATTTAAATCACTATACATTACAGCTAAGTTTATATTTATATATTATTCTTAAGCACAATCCTAGATTAAAGCCAGGTAGTTTAATCATTCATCACATCCTATTTGAAACAGTGGGCGTAGATAAGTTTGGTAATCCAATCACTGCGTTAGATACAACCGGAAATCCTATAGTAAAAGATATTGTTCAGTATAACCTTTCTTATATGAAGAGTGAGGTGATAAATTTACTACATTGGTTAGAAGATAACAGAGATAAAATAAAACTTAAATGATAACACAAACTGTTCATGAAATACACAATCCTTTTGATGCTTATGCTAAACAGTTAGGAGAATGCTTAGTTATGTTTATGATTACAGGAAGTGTTACATCTAACCCTCAGTTTATTGTACGTGTATATCATTCAGGAATTATACGCACTGTAGATCAAAATGATTTAATAGTTTATGGTAATCCTACAACAGGAGAAAGTTTAACACCACCTATTCCTGAAGACTGGAATGTTAAAAAGTCTAGATGGCCTAAAGGAGCAAAACATAATATGGACTTTTTAAAAAAAGATGAATAATGGTAAGACTATTTGATATACAGAATGGACAGGTTGTTCCTAGTGAACATTGTTATACACTAAGTTCTTTAAAAAGAATTATGGATGAATATGGTGAAGAAGCAGTGAAGGTGTATGCATATTTATTTTATATGACATGCCCTAATCCAGATCTTAACCCATTTTTTGATATGCCAGAACAAGATAAGGAAGAACTTATTTTAGCTGAGGTGGATGGTGACTTTTCAGGAGAAGATGAATCTGTGATAGTTGCTCTAAAGGTGTGTCAGAAAATGTATGAGACTCCTACGTATAGAGCATACAATGGTATTAAGATTGCATTAGATAATATGGCAACATTTATGGCTACAGAAAAACCTACATCAGGACGTGATGGATCTGCTACAGCATTATTGCGTATAGCAGAAAGATTTGATGCAGTGAGACAAAGTTTTAAAGGAGTGTATAGAGATTTACAAGAAGAGCAACAGTCTTCTGTAAGAGGTGGTCAGAGATTGGCATATGATCAATAGAACATTGTAGAGTGACGAAATTGGGTTGTCTCAGCATGACCCCGGCAAACGTACCCACCTGTCTCGTGGGCGGTGATACAGAAATAGATTGATGATATGGGGTAGACCACCAGCTTGCAAGCGTTGTGTTATCAATTGAATCTCACTTTGGTGGTTCGAGTCCATCCTCTACAGCTAAATTTAAAATTATGAAACAAGAAGTTTACACAGATTACGAAAACATTAAAGAGTTTGCTCCAGTATCTGAGTTATCAGATACAGAAGAGTATATGCATGATTGGGTATTTCATTTTAATCCGTATAATAAACTATGGAGTGCTATTCCTAGAGATATGTATACAAAGTATTGGGATAATTCTCAACTAGATGGTGTATTGCGTAGTAAAAGTTTTGAAACTCTTTTGCATCTATTACATAAGTGTAAAGGAGATGTGGTTGAAATACATAAATTAACCTCAACTAAGTAATTGGAAACTAACATATTTATAGAAGTACCCACTTATGATATTGATCACTGGACAATGACTACTTTTTATAGTAGGGAAGAGTTCAGAGATTTTTTATTATCTGTTTTTAAAGAACCAGGTGAGTATAACTTTGACGAGAGTAGTCAAATTTTTAATATTGAAGCTCGTAAGTTTCATAAGCAAGGGTATTATTGTCCTGCTCCAGTAAAGAGTAAAGACTTTATAACTTATTGGGATGATCAAAAAGTTAAATGCCGCAAAGGAATTATTGTAAAAAGTAATAAAGGAGTTTGGTATATAAGCAGAGACTATTACATGTGGTTAAACTTCCTACCTATCTATGATAAAGAAGAAAAGAGATTTGACTTTGCTAAGGTAAGAGATGCTCAATATCATATGGCACTATATGAGCATTTAGCTGAATTACATTATAAACATGCTATCATATTAAAGAAACGTCAAATAGCATCTTCTTATTTTCACATGGCTAAGTTAATTAACCAATGGGTATTTGAAGAAGGAGCTATTCTTAAAATAGGAGCTAGTCTTAAAGACTATATCAATGAGAAAGGTTCTTGGAAGTTTCTTAATGAATATCGTAACTTTTTAAATGAACACACTGCATGGTATAGACCAGCTGAACCAGACAAGGTAGGGGCATGGAACCAGCAGATCAAAGTGAGAGTTAATAATCGTGATACTTATAGAGGATTAAAATCTACTATTAACTTATACTCATTTGAGAAAGATCCAACACATGGTGTTGGTGGACCAGTAACTTATTTCTTTCATGAGGAAGGAGGTATTGCTCCTAAGATGAATGACACCTATGGATTTATGAAACCAGCATTGAAGTCTGGTCATCTTATTACAGGTCAGTTTATAGCGGCAGGATCAGTTGGTGATCTTGATCAGTGTGAACCAATGAAAGAATACATCTATCATCCTGAAGAAAATGGCTTCTATGGTATAACATCTAATCTTATAGATAAAGACGGTGCTTCAGGTATTACAGGGTTATTTATTCCTGAACAATGGTCTATGCCACCTTATATAGATCAGTATGGTAACTCTTTAGTAACAGAAGCCTTAGAAGCCCTAGATAAGGAGTTTGAGAAGATGAAGAATGATCTTGATCCAGGAGCATACCAGCTTACCATTTCTCAGCATCCTAGGACGCTTGAGGAGGCTTTTGCGACACGTAAGGTAAGTGTGTTCCCTCCACATCTTGTTGCCCGTCAAATGCAGCGTATTCAAGATAAGGAGTATGCAGTAGAATATCTTGAGCTTTCTCGTAATGCTGAAGGAAAAATAATAGATAAACCTTCTAGGAAGATTCCAATCATGGAGTTTCCAATATCTAAAAAGACAGAAGACAAAGAAGGAGTGTTATGTATTTACGAAAGACCTTCTAAAGATCCTCAGTTTGGTACATACTATGCTTCTGTGGATCCAGTTAGTGAAGGAAAGACAACCACATCAGATTCCTTATGTTCTATATACGTATATAAAAATCCAGTGGAAGTGATTAAAGATTCCGGCAATGGATCAGTGGAAAGTAGTATTGAGCGTGATGGTATAGTGGCATCTTGGTGTGGACGTTTTGATGATCTTAACAAAACCCATGAAAGACTTGAGCTTCTTATAGAGTGGTATAATGCCTGGACTATAGTGGAGAATAACGTAGCTTTGTTTATTCAATACATGATATCTAAAAGAAAACAACGTTATTTAGTACCTAAAGACATGATTTTGTTTTTAAAAGATATAGGAGCAAATCGTAATGTATTCCAAGAATATGGTTGGAAGAACGTAGGTACGCTGTTTAAAGGAAATATTCTATCTTATGGTATTGAATATACTAAAGAAGAATTAGATCATGAGACAAAAGAAAATGGAGATATAGTAAAAACAATATATGGTGTGGAACGTATACCAGATATTATGTTACTTAGAGAAATGCAAGCATATAGAGATGGACTAAACGTGGATAGACTAGTAGCTTTTTGCTCTTTAATAGCTTTTGCAAAAGTACAACAATCTAACCGTGGATTTTCTAAACGTGTAGAAGTTACAAAAGAAAACTTGGATAACTCCCAAAAATTTAGTAAATTAAATTATAGTCCCTTTAGGCATATTGGTAATTCTAAGGGTAATGGGCCAAGTATAAGACCGCCTCGTAACCCTTTTAAAAATATGAGATAAATTATGGAAAACACAGATTTACACACCCAAAAAGTAACTATTCTTTCTAGATTGATTAAAGAAAGCTCTCTCACATTTGAGGAAGCTTTGTTTCTTTTAAATGAAGAAGAGCCAAAAAAACCATCAATACAGTTTTATAACTCTAGTACTGGTACTGCATATGTTCCTCCTTTAGGTAGTTGGAGTTCAACAGGAGTGCCAACTTTTTTATCTATGAGTGGTACTAGTTCTATTACAAATACAAGTGCTGATGATTCAGCAGACTTAAATAATTAAATATCATGCAGATATATTCAGCAATGGATTTGAAGGCCGGTAAAAAGGCAGAATATAATAAGATGGGTACTCTTACCCAACCTATACAATTTTTACCTGAGAAAGAGAAAGATGATGATTGGAGAGCCTGGAACCTAGACTGGTTAGAGTGGCAAGGTATGAAGCAACTTAGACGTAATGCTCGTAGACTCATGAAAAACTACAAGCTTGCTAAGGGTATTATAGATAAAACAGATTATATTGTTGAGGAAAATAACGAGATGGCGGATCTAATAGATACGCTAACTAAAGAAGATGAGTCTGCATTAGAGCTTAAATTTTATCCTATTATTCCTAACGTTGTAAACGTATTATGTAATGAGTTTTCTAAAAGAAGCTCCCGTATTATGTTTAAAGCTGTAGATGATATCTCCTACAATGAGCTTTTAGAAGAGAAACGTAAAATGCTTGAGGATGTTCTTTTGCAAGATGCTAAGCAAAAGATGATGATGGAAATCATGAATCAAGGATTAGACCTTGAAGATGAAAAGGTTCAGCAACAAGTTCAAGAACAAACATCTCCTGATAACTTAAAGAAACTTCCTGAAATAGAGTCTTTTTTCCGTAAAGATTATAGATCTATGATTGAAGAGTGGGCGTCACACCAGATGTCTGTTGATGAGGAACGTTTTAAATTACAAGAACTAGAAGAGTGTGGTTTTAGAGACATGCTTATTACAGATCGTGAGTTCTGGCATTTTAACATGATGGAAGATGACTATGAATTAGAACTTTGGAATCCACTGCTTACATTCTATCATAAGAGTCCAGAGGTTCGTTATATTTCTCAGGGTAACTGGGTGGGTAAAATGGATATGATGAGTGTATCTGATGTTATAGATAAGTTTGGTTGGATGATGAACGAGGAGCAAATGGAAGGTTTAGAAGCCATCTATCCTGTACGTTCTGCTGGTTATGCTGTACAAGGATACCAAAATGACGGTACATACTATGATCCAACTAAGTCTCATGACTGGAATACACAGATGCCAAGTCTTGCTTATAGACAATTCACTTCTTTATACGATACTAAGTTTGGTACAGGAGATATTGTAGAGTGGATCCTATCTGACTCAGAAGATACAATAGATTTTGGTAAGTCTCATCTTTTACGTGTATCTCAAATCTATTGGAAGAGTCAACGTAAGGTGGGTCACTTAACTAAGATTACAGAAGAAGGAGAAATCTTACAAGATATTATAACTGAATCTTATAAAGTATCTGATAAAGCTCAGTATAACACTACGTTATATAAACAAAAGAGCAAAGAAAACTTAATCTTTGGAGAACATATTGATTGGATATGGATTAATGAAACTTGGGGTGGTATTAAAATAGGTCCTAACAGACCAACTTTTTGGGGTACAAATAGTCCAGGTGGTATCAATCCAATTTATTTAGGACTTAATGGTGGTAAACCAGGACGTCTTCCTTTCCAGTTTAAAGGCGATGCTACCCTTTATGGATGTAAACTTCCAGTGGAAGGTTGTGTCTTTGGAGATAGAAATACAAGAAGTACTTCATTAGTTGATCTAATGAAGCCTTACCAAATAGGCTATAATATAGTGAATAACCAAATAGCAGACATCTTGGTTGATGAGCTTGGCACTGTTATTATGTTAGACCAGAACTCTTTGCCTCGTCACTCTATGGGAGAAGATTGGGGGAAAAATAATCTGGCTAAAGCCTATGTGGCAATGAAGAACTTTCAGATGTTACCGCTTGATACAAGCATAACTAACACTGAGAATGCTCTTAACTTCCAGCACTATCAAGTGTTGAACTTAGAACAAACTAATCGTTTGCTTTCTCGTATTCAATTGGCAGGTCACTTTAAGAACCAAGCTTTTGAAACTATTGGTCTAAACCCTCAACGTATGGGACAACAAATAGCTCAACAGCAAACAGCCACTGGTGTAGAACAAGCTATGAACGCTTCTTATGCACAAACAGAGCAATACTTTATACAGCATTCTGATAACTTAATGCCTCGTGTACATCAGCTTAGAACAGATTTAGCTCAATACTATCATTCTAAGAAACCTAGTGTACGTCTTCAATACATTACAACTAAAGATGAAAAGGTTCATTTTGAAATTAATGGTACAGAGCTTCTTATGAGAGATCTTAACATCTTTTGCACAACAAAGACTAATGCTCGTTCTGTAATGGAGCAACTTAAACAGTTGGCTATTAGTAATAATACTACAGGAGCGTCTATATATGATCTTGGAAATGTAATCAAATCAGAGTCTATTGCTGAATTAACTGGTGTTCTTAAGAATGCAGAACAGAAGGTACAATCTCAGAAAGAAGCTGAAATGCAACAACAGCAGCAAATGCAGCAAGAGATGTTAGCTAGTCAAGAGAAACAGAAACAAATGGATCTTGACTTTAGAACTGATCAAGCTGATCTTGATAGACAAAATCAGATCACAGTTGCTGAAATTAGAGCTGCTGGTTATGGAGCTGGCGTAGATATTAATAAAAATGAACAGTCTGACTATCAAGATGCTTTAGAAAAAATCCGTGGTGATCAACGTTACCAAGATCAAATGAATCTTAAACGTGAATCTGAGATGAATAAGAAGATGCAGACAGATCAGAAGCTTAATATAGACCGTGAAAAGTTACAAACACAGAAACAAATAGCAGATAAACAACTTCAGATTGCTAAAGAAAATAAGAATAAATACGATTCTGAGAAGAAAGGTAAATAATTATAGCTCTATTATCCGTACCTTAGGTATATTTTTTTAAGAAAAGTAAATATTTAAAATTTAAAGTTGTATATTATTTATGTAGAGATACACCAAAAAAACCAAAATTTATGACTGATTCTCAAACCAGTGTACAAACAAACGTACAACAAGTTGATCTTGACATTGACAGTTGGCTAGGAGCACCCGGAGCAGATAGTATTGTTACTCCTGCAAAAGATGAAAAACCTAGCATCTTTAGTCAAAAAGTTCAAGATTTTAGTTTCTTAGATGATGAAGATGAACCTTCTAATGAAGAAACAAAAGATAAAGATGGTAATGTTTTAAAAGAAACAAAACCTATTACAAAAGAAGAGACTGATAATCTTTTCAAAGAATTAGATGAAGAAGACTCATCTGATGGTAAATCAAAAGGTGGACGCCCTAAAACAGAAAAGTCTGGATTAGTAGAGTTCTTAAAAAAGCGTATAGAGTCAAAGGAAATGTTTGCTTTTGATGACTATGATGAAAAAAAGCAAAGTCTTGATGATTACTTAGGTGGTCTTGGAGAGAAAGATGTTGAAGAGTTGTGGCAAGCTAACGTAGACAATATGAAGTCTGAGGTGGCAGCTAAAACCCCTCAAGAGTTTTTTGAGTCTTTACCTGATGAATTACAATATGCTGCTAAATATGTAGCAGATGGTGGACAAGATCTTAAAGGTCTTTTCCAAGCTTTGGCTCAAGTGGAACAAGTTCGTGAGATGGATCCTACTGATGAGAATGACCAAGAAGGTATTGTAAGATCTTATTTACAAGCCACTGGTTTTGGTTCAGCAGATGAGATTGAAGAAGAAGTTGCTACATGGAGAGAAATTGGCTCTTTAGAAAAGAAAGCTAAACAGTTCAAACCAAAGTTAGATCAAATGCAAGAAGAGTTTGTACAAGCTACACTTGCAGAACAAGAATCTAAAAAGGAGCAACAAGAACATGCTGCTCAAGCTTATATGCAAAATGTGTTTGAAGCACTTCGTCCAGCTGAGATTAATGGTCTTAAGTTAGACAAAAAGACTCAAGCTCAATTATATAGTGGATTGGTTCAACCTCAATATCCATCTATCAGTGGTCGTCCAACAAATTTGTTGGGTCATCTTTTAGAGAAATATCAGTTTGTAGAACCTAACTATCCATTGATTGCAGAAGCTTTATGGTTACTTTCTAGTCCTGATGAGTATCGTTCAAACCTTACTAAGCAGGGAAAGAACCAGGCGGTAGAGCAAACTGTACGACAACTTAAGACTGAACAGTCTCGTAAGAATGTTAGTACTTTCCAAGAAGAAGAAGAGACTAGATCTAGAAAAATAACTAGACCTCAAAATATTTTTAAAAGATAAATAATTTATTAATATATATGATTAAAACCTTAATAA